AAAGGTAAATCGATCAAGGTTTTTAAAAACAAAGAGGGCACGGTACACGTGACGGGCGCGCGTGACCTCTTTGAGTGTGAGATGATCGCTACTCAGGTTACACAGAACATTTTGAACCATTTTGGGCTTGTTGAGACTCCAATATGTACTCCTGTTCAATACACAACACCGATGATAAACGGTAATTTTAGCCTCGGGTACGGGGTCGATCTCAAAAAATTGGAAGCGCATCTCATGGCGTTTGACGGTATGTTCGAACCGAACTTTACGCCCGACGTGTATGCGGCGCTGAAGGTCAAGTTCTACTCAGCCGATGACGACAGTAGACGTCTCACGGCCTCGATCTTTGGAAGTGGTAAATCGATCATCGCGGGCGCGCGCTCACTGAAACAGTTGTCGTGGGGATACAAGGTGATAGTCGATGCGGTCGCCAGTGCGGAACACGCTCTCATGCGCGAGCATCGTGTCGAGAAACAAGAAGATGTATTTTTAGGTCACGAGGTCAACGGTCTGTGCGCAGAGCTGCGCCGTCGTGGGTTGACGAGTTGGGATGAAATAATTTCTACACGTGTAATATAATGAGCACCAGACAAGGTATGGCCGATGGTCGTGGCTACACTATTCAAAATTCATCGAAACTCGTCGATTCATTCGTCATGGCCCAGAACGCGATTGAACCCGAGGACAACTACAGTTTGCGCCAATACCTCCAACAAACCGGACCTGAGGCGCTCAGTAAAATTAACGAACTTCAACCCGCGGTTCGCAAAACGTACACGGGACGAAAGTAAGTGCGTATAATGAACAAAACATTTACCTAGATACAGCTTAGGATGCACGACGGCGATCACACGTGTAACATATGCCTGAACCCTGTGCGAGCCACGAGGCATAACCCGCCGATTCGGTGTGGGCATATATTTCACCGTGGTTGTATAGAAAAATGGAAGAGTCTGGGTAACAACACGTGTCCTCTGTGTCGGAAAGTGTTCGATGTGTCCAAATATAAGATCACACTCACCGTCGAGAATCAATTTAACGCGACGTCAAACACACTAACGCTGAACGATGAGCAAATTTTTAGTGTGCTCGAGTGTTTTGATATGGAAATTCCGGCTGAAGACGATGCCGATCTAGACTCGCTTCTGTCTGACTTTGGGGTGAGTCTTTCCGACCTTAATGCCCTTGTTCTTGACGCAGAAAGTTGAACAGTGTCGACTGTAGTTTAAACCGGGGTACTTACGGTTTGCGATTCTCGGGTCAGAGATCATTTTGCCGGATGCATCCGTGAGCAGGGGACCGGTGGCCCAACCCCGTTTGTGTGACCAACAATTCGCCTTAAAGACGAGACACTTGCCGCGTTTCACCGCACCCGCGCGACGGATGCGTGAGATGGGTACCTTGAAGAATTTCGCAATCGACACCGTCGTGTCACCTCCCTTTACCTTATACTCGACGACACCGTGTTGTTTGTAAAAGTGGAAATCACCCTGTCGAATGTAGTTGGTTGGCCTACCCGGTGAGACAAACATCATCACCTTGTAATACCCAGCAGGGCACGGCTTCGACGCTCTCGTCTTAAACACCTTTCGAGGATTGTCTGATACGACGCGGTCGGGGAGCGTTGCGCAGTGCGTGTACGTGTGGTGTCTATTTGACATTCCGGAGCGGTCACCCGGGATGGCCTTTTGCCATCGATAGCTTTCATAATCTCCCACAGCGTACGCGTAACAATTGTTATTGCCGACGCCCCTCGGTGCAGACCATCGACGATGCGTGAACCTCTTCTCTGACCCAGACAACGGGAGGGGTCCCATCGTAATTATTATCTGTGTAGATAAAAAACACACACCGATGCTTCTGACGCGAATTCAACAGGCTGAGACGAAAACTGAAATTGCTCATGAAATCGCTTTGTTCGCGATCAGCATTTTGCTGAGTGCGATCATCCTTCGTTTCCTTTGGAATCATAGTTTGGTCAAGCACGTGACCGCACTTAAGGAGATCAAGACGATCATGGACGCGATCAGCCTCTCCGTGGCGTTGGCGGTCGTGCGCGGGGCGTGCGCCTAATTTATATTTATTCTTTAGAATGACAACACGAGTCATGAAACGAAACCATAGCGCGCGTTTCATGACTCGTCTGAGTGCCTATGTTCATAATTTGTCCATTACATATCTTCCGTGTATCCAACGCGCTTCTCACCGGACGGTGTGAACGACGTCGGGTAGGCGTTAAATTCACACTGTTCCTTCTCGCAGTCGATGAACTCGTGCGCGACGCCCTTTTCCTTCATGAAGTCGAGTTGCTTCTTCGTCCAACCGCATTTCATGGTGCCGTAGACCTTCCATTTGGGTCCCTCGACCGATCCCGCCGCGGCGGCGGCTTCAGGTTTGTTACACGTGTGCAGAATGTAGAGGTTCAGGGCGATGAGTACGAGGGCGATGATGATTGAAGTGTTCATGTTATATTAAAACCTTAGATTTTTTATTTATTCATCGACTTCCGGAGAAGACGCGGTGGACTCATCGTCCTTTTCATCGATCTCGGGCTCGGGTAAGTCGAGACCCTTGAATGCGAATTCGGGGAGACGCTCTGAGCGCTCGCAGAGCGCCTGGGTCAGCCTGATGGTGACACCAAATTTGGAATCGATGAACCAGATTTGATTGATATCACAGATGGCGACGACCTTTTGGCCCTTTTCGATTTGATCCAGTGGGATGCGCTCTCTTTTCGTCGTGTAGCACGGGGGCACGAAGCTGCCGTCGGGGCTGCACATGACTTTTAATTTGAGAGTGGCCGGATAGTCCCCTTTGCCCGGGCGAACGGCTGGCTTAAACAGAGCCTGTCGGAGGACGTCCGCTGAAAATTCCTTGCCGAGCCATTCCGTCGAGTTTTTCGCGACGGCGTCGACGATCATGTCATCGAACTTTTCAAGTTTCTTTCGAAACTCGACCGCTTCTTCGTTATCGGCGTCAAACGACAGGTCCAACGAATAGCTCGTGCGCTCGGTCGTATCGTCGGTAAAAGCGGACAGACCGTACGGTGAGCGCATGTACGGAATTTGAACATAGAACTTGTTCGAGCTCGATTGTTTCGAGTTGATATACACCGCTTTCCCGCCGTTTTTGTTCTTTCGAATCGATGAAAATTCGATTTGGGACGGATCCCAGTCTTTGGCTTCGATGATATCGTTGTGAGACATTGTTTGTTTCTTCTGTATTCATGTCACCCCTCTTCTCTAAGCTCGCGTGAAATCGATGAATTAAAAGAAAACACATATCACATATCACATGCGGACGGGATTTAATGTCGGGATCGTTATGTGTTTTCTTTCTTTTGCCGCGGGTTCGCCGCTCACGGTCGACTCGATCGCGTGGTTGCTGTTGACCGCGCGATGGGTGTACGGCGCCGATAGATACCTCGACGGGAAAACGGACGACACGCCCGAGTCCCTGATTCTCGCGCTCGTCGCCGCCGTCGCTATTCTCGACGCGCACGGAATGGCCGAGTGGGCACTCGCGGAGACGATGATCGTTCAAACGTACGATCCAATCAAGCGCACGATTCCCCTCCTGAAACCTGTGTACGTCGGCGCATCGTGGGCGTGTGCGACGTGCGCCGTCCCCGCCCTTCTCGGACACACAGATATTCAGTCACAGACTGCGATAGCCATGGGACTTCTCACGACCGCGGTATCGAACCACGCCGATATCCGAGACATAGACGAGGATCGAGTGAACGGTGTGTGTACGATACCAGTCATGTTTGGACCGAACGCGGCTCGTGCATTCTCGGCATCGCTCGCGCTCGGTGCGGCTGCGACTCACTTTTGCTCAACCGCGCTCATGGCGAGAAATGCCACGCGTCTTATTTGCATGCATGCGTCGACCTCGGCTTCCCCGCGTTCATCTTCGTACACCAAAAGGCTCTCTCGGCGAATGAAATCGCGAACATCATCTCGCGTAAAATCATACGGGCAATCGTGCACGAGTAGGTACACGAGCGCGTCGAATTGTCCATGAATGAGTGCGTTATATGTCGCGTCTGTATCCCACGGGCAGTTGCACACTTCGTGGAGAACGGTAAGACCTTCCATGGCCCCGACTCTCGCCGCGAGTGCCATGGAATTTTCGTCCCAACACACGTTCGTCGGATCCATGTCGAACGCGTCGCGCATCTGTTGATGATGGCAGTGTTCGATCATGTGCATCCAGAGCTCACGCGTGTATCTGGTGTGCGCCGGATAAAATCCATCCTCCTCAATCTCGATATCCATTACTCATGGATAACAAATTAAAAGCGTAATAAAACATCCACTTGAACTTCCTGTTGCTGATCGATTCGTAATTGTCTATGACGTACATGACGAGGTCGTCGTCTCGATCTTCGACGACCTCGTTTGTCGCCACGAAATCGCGCTCGAGCTTCGACGCGTAGTCCTGTGCGGCGTCTGTTCTCGACCACATCACGTACGCGCGGGCGGTGTGTATGATCATTTCAATGATGCTCTGATAAAGGTCTTTATCCCTGCTAACGCCTCGTTCTATCTCTCGCACGACATCCCCTCTTTTGATTGGTCCATCGCCGTAAAGCAGTTCATGGAAATATGGATTGTTCATGTTTTTTCATTAAAGCGCGTTTTCTCTAAAGAGGTACACCATGCACCGTTTCTCGAGTCTGTTGGCGGTGTCGTCGGCGATCCTTCCTAAAAGACCGCGGACGACTCGCGCATTGATTCTATTCGCGCGCGCTCGCCAATGTATCGTGTCGGGAAGGGTTTCTAGGAACCTCGCGAATCGCGCGGCTTCGTGATTCACTCTTTTCCTCGCCATGCTCGCACAAATCTCATACGTCCATCGACGACGCTCATACTCACGTAAGAGCAGACGACGCACTTGGCTCGCGACGCGCGCATCGACGGGAATCGGACGCTTCGCCTCTGCGTGCGCGAGTTTGATGTTCGGAGGTTGTTGCATGTTGCCGCGTCTCTCTGTGAGTTATTACATTGTCGTTTCCTTGATATTTACGCCTACGAAGAAATCTTCGTCATACATATCGCCACCCCAATATTCACTCAACCGTTCAATGGTGATTCCTCTCGTATTAAACGGACCGCGGGTGAAATCAACCGAAAATTTGATTCCCTTTTCACCGCACCGTCGAGCGGCGTATTGCATGAACGCATCTTGGAACACCGAGGATGGACACCGCACGTCCGGATCGATGATGACCTCGGTCGAGTTCAGGTACCGGTCGAGTGGACTGACTTGTTCTTCAATCTCCTTGCGTACGTCGATGAAGTATTTCGGCAACACGTCCCAGATGTTACCGACGTTGCGGTGCTTGTGCTGCGCGTAGTCAAGGTACGCGCGAACACATTTCTGGAGTATGAATGGAATTTCCGCGTGTAGTTTTTGGGGTAACTGTGCGTCCGCGTTCACTACCTGGCGAACAAAATTAAACGTCACCAAGCGGCGAATGATAGAGCCGCCAGTATCTTTCCAGCCCGGGACCTCGTTGCCCGCCATGACACCCGGAGTTGTCCACACGAGAGACTTGGCCTTCTCGTGTTTGACGGCGATCGACACTGACTCACCGCTCACGATCGACTGAAACTCTGCTTGTTCAAGCGCCATCGAACCTCGAATTTCAGGTCCGACGAATAGCAGGCCGTCGTAGATGCTCGACAGACCGAATTTCTTCTCGACGTTGTTCGATAGAGTCTTGACGTCCTCGATCTCGTAAAATTGTTTGAACACATCATTGATCGCCGTCGATTTGCCCGAACGAGCGATGCCCTTAAAAAATGGCATCACTTGGAACCCATCGAGTTCACCGACCTCGTAACACAAGCGTCCACCGAGAACGAAAGCCCATCGTTGAACCTCCTCGGGTAACTTCTGGAAGTCTAAAATTTGAGAGAAATTCGGCGTCGGGATGTTCCACCAGTCATCGCACGCCGAGAAGTCCTCGAAATCCTGATCGAAATACTTACAGCTCACCTTTAAGGGATCGAGCGTTTGGAACTCGGCGCTGTCGTAAGGGTAAAATTGGCTTTTGTAGTCACCGGTGAGGTCGTCGTAGATTTTTGCCATGAACACGCCATTGCGAAAAGACCACATGTTTCGACACTTGACGATCTCGGGGAACTGTGGATCGATGCAGTTTTCCAGGTGACCGATGACGTCCCTGAACCCGCTCCCTTTGCTCGTCAGGTCCTTCCAGACGTCGTGTCGACAGTGCTTATCGGCGATCGTGTACACGAGCTTTTTGATATCGTGTACGGGGTACCACGCGCGCGTGTGATAGCCATCGACGATGCGCTCGAGGCAACACATCCCTTTGTATCGTCGCATATTGCGTTCATACGTTTCGTTGAGACAGACATACAGCGCGCGTTGAAAAGGGGACAGTTCCTCGATGATACCCGGGGCGTACAGTTCAGTCGACGGTTTAAAGAGGTCCGGGTCCGCGCCATAAGCACCCTGAATGACACCGGGGCACGCAATGTCCTCGATACCACCGACGTGGATCCGAATGTTTTGAAACCCGCGAAATATTCTTTTATATAACCGATTGAGTCTGTGATGAAGGGTGAGATTTGGCCTGCGATCATTCACGTCTCGTTTTTCGAGTGCTCGCGTGATATCCAGTGACTTGGCCCGATGCAACATGCTCGTGACGTGTTCGACTTGTGTTTGCATCGCCTTTTCAGCCATGGCGACCAAGCTCGTGGAGTTCCGCTCGTCTACTCGATCAGGTATCTCGAGTAATAACTGCGCGTATCCCAGATCCTTCATCCCGTTGAGGTCGAGTAGATCTTTCGTTCGCTTCGATTCAACCAGACACCACTTCATCTCGAGCTTGCGACAGTTTGACATGATCATCTCGGGACTCGCGTCCTCATAACTCTGTCTGATGTCCAGTATGTCAATCTCATCTAAATCGGGCTCCTTATCGACGAAGTGGTGCTGGGTGGGCATTTTCCCTTCTGAGAGGACGTCGACCTATTTCTCTAAGGATATAATTAATTGAACGATTTTCATTTACATATTTAACCACATATATTCTACTATATAATCACGTAAGTTTGGCGAGGATCTTTATCATAATTTTGTTCTGGACGCTGAGCTGATGCGCGATGCTCGCGAGCGCCGTGCACGCGGTCTCCCCGGTATCCGCGTCCGTGAGTGCATCCCCCAGCACGTTCACGATGTCGCTGAGTCTCTCACTCACGTCGTCGGAGTAGTCATCCATGAATTCCTCCTCTTCCTCAGGGTCGATCTCCCACTCGGGCGGTGGTGATCCTTCGAAGTATTCATCGTCATCGTCATCTCCGGAGAACAGGTCACCGGTATCTTCTTCCCCATGCATCGTGAGATCGATGACCTCATCCATGGGGATGTCATCGTCGTCCGTGTCGACAGGGGTCTCCTGTTGTCGGTCGAGGTCGGTCATGTGTTTACCCGAGAAAGTACCAGGGCGAATTTTCCGCGGTGCGCCAGGCCGGAAATTATTTTCTCCGGGTATAGTACACAACACTAACTATGGCTGGCGGCCTCATGCAACTCGTCGCGTACGGCGCGCAAGACGTCTACTTGACCGGAAATCCGAAGGTCACTTTCTTCCAGGCGGTCTACAAGCGCCACACTAACTTCTCGCAAGAGACTATCGAACAAACTGTCAACGGTACCGCGGCTAACGATGGCCGGGTCTCCGTGACCGTCGCCAGAAACGGTGACTTGGTGGGTGAGATGTACCTCGAGCTCACCACTGCGGGCGACTTGACGTCCGCGACGTCCGCGAAGGATGCCAACTGGGTCGCTGAGCGTGCCGTCAAGGACGTGGAGTTATCCATTGGTGGTCAGCGCATTGACAAGGTCTACCAACGCTGGTGGCGCTTGCACGCGGAGTTGTACCTCGACGCCGCGGCCAAGCAAAACTGGGCTAAGATGACGACCGGCATCGCGGGCGCTGCGTCCAAGGTGTGGCTTCCGTTGATCTTCGCGTTTAACACCAACCCGGGATTGGCGTTACCGCTAATTGCCCTTCAATACCACGAAGTCCGGTTGGACTTCGACCTCGCGAGTGACTTCGAAACCTTCTTCTCCACGTCCGGTCTCAAGGTCTGGGCTAACTATTTCTACCTCGACACGGAAGAGCGAAGACGCTTCGCGCAAAAGGGTCATGAATACCTCATCACTCAAACTCAGCACACCGGCGTTGATACGGTCACTGATGCCGGTTCCAAGAATGTCCGGTTGAGCCTGAACCACCCGGTTAAGGAGTTAGTGTGGTGCTTTAACGGAGGCTCCGCTAAGTCTTCCCTCTGGAACTTCACTGGTGACCAAGGTCTCACGGGTGTCGTCCTCGAATCCAACCCGGATGCCACCACGGATATCGCTGCCATGATTTCTCCGGCTGATGTTGGCTGCCCGTTGGTCTCCTACGGTACGGGCGGCTCCACCAAGTCGTTGCAAGAGCGTGGTGCTACCTCCGCGACTGCCTCCGCGGGTCCGTTGTCTGAATTCAAGCTCATCTTGAACGGGCAAGACCGGATGAAGGCTCAAGGTGGTGAATACTTTAACTCCGTCCAAGCTCACCAGCACCACTCCGGTTCTCCGATGCCGGGCGTGTACTCGTACTCGTTCGCGCTTAAGCCGGAAGAGCACCAACCGACCGGTACCTGTAACTTCAGTCGCATCGACAATGCGCAAGTTGCCGTCACGTTGAAGGACACCACCACGGCCGGTTCCACGACCACCGCTATGTCTCTCTTTGCGGTCAACTATAACGTCCTCCGGGTTCAGTCCGGTATGGGAGGATTGGCCTTCTCTAACTAAGTGTATGGAGCGTTCACACGTGCGTTTCGTGCGCACGCTGACGTTTACGCGTTGTCGTCGTCGTCGGGTCGCGCGGGCGCGACGTCGCGAAGTTACGCATGCGCATGCTGAATTTTGAATTTCACCAACGTTTAAAAAAAAATAAAAAAAAGATACCAAACATTACGATATAATCACTACATTTATCATAATGTTTGAAACCCCACTATTTAGGATCTAAATCTAAATCTTATCTATCGTACGTGCCTACCTCGGTGCATGCATGCCCCCTCCCCCTCCCCGTCGACGTCGACGCGCATGCACCAGAGCGCGCGTCTCGCGTCTCAAACGTAACATGCCCGGGGGCGCACTCGCCGTCGTCCAAGCTCGGCTCGACGATGCGACGGCGCGTGAGCGCATGCTCAACGAGCGCATGCTCAA